TTTCAGCCATATCCGGTGCATTATCAAAGATATCCAGCGGCGTGACTGCAGGACAACCTTTGGTCAGTGCGGCCGTAATACAAGGATCCACAGCAGTCTCTTCAGTACAAACAATTAATAAAACAATTTCAGGGTTTCCTGTAACCAACCCTATTAACACTGCTGACTTTTCAAAAGTAGCCAGCAGTATCACTGGTGCCGGTGCTGTGAGTGGCATTGGTCCCATGAGTGTGCCCGAAGTGAATGGTGTGTTGGCACAGGCAAAAAATCTAGTGGGTCAAGCATCTAGTGCTATCAGCAACACCAAAGGTCTTGGATCATTTGGATTTGATCTAAAACAATTGGAAACAGCCGGTTACGTTAAACCTGGTGTGGCAGCCTTGGCCGCACAAGGTGCCAGTTTGTTTGCTACTGTAGCCAAGAGTCCAGCAGCCTGGACTGGCAAGGATGGAATTAAGAGTGCAACTGATTTGTTAGGCAACGCCGGCAAACAAAGTCAAATACAGCAAGACCTTATGACCAAGGGTGTGGCTGGACTGGGTGCAGTGGGCGTTCCTGTGCAAAACTTATCCAGTCAAGGCATTGCTGGCATGGCCTTGAATGCTGCAAAGAGTTTACCGTCTGCAGAAGCATTTGCCAAAGGATTGCCTATTCCAGGAGATGCTACAGGAGCAGTACAAGCGGCTTTTTCAAGTGCTGTACGTGATGGAGCGTTTGCTGTTAATCTGGTCAATACCAAAATACCCACAGCATTTAAACAACAGGACATTCCTGTGCCCAAGTCGGACACAGTGAATCGTGCCACACTGGATGCGGCCAGCACTAGAGTTGTGGGCGACCCCAAGATACCTACACCTAGTTACACCGCCAAGGCCAGTACAGGCACAGCAAGCGATTACATAGACAGAACCACAGCATTTTTTAACAATTACCTCAACCCTGCTGGACAAAAGTTGTTGGCATTGGATTCAAAATTCTCAGCCTTGGAAAACCAACAAACTATAACGCAGGCGCAATATGACGCACTCAATGGTGAGCGTGATGCCATCCGCAATGACTATAATATCAATGGCATTCCCAAAGTGTCAGCAATAGTTGACTCGTTTGCAACACTATCCGCCGGCGAACAAGCCAAAATAACAGGTACAGAATTCTCAGTGAACTCCATTGCATCAAAGGTTCAATCTATTGTGGCAATATCAACACAACAAAAAGAAAGATTATATGCGTTGAGTCAAAAGATTGAAGGACGTGGAGAGGGCGAATAAGCACCCATAAATACCATTATGGCACAAACATTCATTGGATTCAATACTCAAGGGCAATACAAAAAGTTCACACTCACGGACTTTGAATTGATCAAACGCGACCTGCTAAACGCATTTAACATACGTCAAGGGCAACTGCCTGGTCGTCCTGCTTATGGCACTAGTTTATGGGACTTTTTGTTTGAGAATCAATTGGAAGACTTGCAAACCAACATAGTGACAGAAATTCAACGGGTAGCCGGCGGCGATCCACGTATCTACATCAGTGACACACAGGTATATCCACAAGAGAATGGCATACTGCTTGAAATTGAACTTGCAGTAGTGCCAAGTACAGATGCCGAAAGACTGAGTATTTTCTTTGATCTAGAACAACGTTCGGCAAGTTACGTATAAACTGAGCGGTTTTTAACTTCCATAAATAAAAGAAGAGGCTCAGTATAATGGCAAAAACAACTAGACAAACGGCGATATTTGGTGTAGAAGATTGGAAACAAATCTATCAAACCTATCGCGAAGCAGACTTTCAAAGTTATGATTTTGAAACTCTGCGCAAAAGTTTTGTTGATTACCTGCGTTTGTACTATCCAGAAACATTCAATGACTACATTGAATCGTCAGAATACATTGCTTTGTTGGATGTGATTGCGTTCATGGGGCAGGCACTTGCTTTCCGTACAGATCTAAACACTAGAGAAAACTACATGGACACAGCCGAACGTCGTGACAGTGTGGTGCGCCTGGCCAACTTGGTCAGTTACACAGCCAAGCGAAATATTGCCGCACAGGGTTTACTCAAAGTATTCTCAGTGACCACAACAGAAAACGTTGTGGACTATCAAGGCGTAAATCTTTCCAACCTCACTGTCAATTGGGCAGACCAAACCAATCCCGATTGGCAAGAACAGTTTACCACAATCATCAATGCCAGTCTAGTTGACACACAAAAAGTTGGACGTCCCGGCAATAGACAAACTTTGTTGGGAGTAGACACCAGCGAATATGGCATCAATCTAGTGCCCGGCTTCTTGCCAATAGTACCATATACTGCCACAGTAGACGGTGTGAACATGCCATTTGAAGCCATGACGTCTACTTCAGTTGGCGAAACTTATTTGTACGAGCCATCGCCGCAGGCTGACCAACCATTCAACATTTTGTTTCGTAATGACAGCCTGGGATTTCAGTCAGCCAACACCGGCTACTTTTTTATGTTCAAACAAGGTGTGCTACAAAACCAAGATTTTAACTTGGCTGAAAAAATCAGCAACCGCACAGTGAATATCAACATTGAAGGCATCAACAACGAGGACCGTTGGTTATTCCAACTAGACAATGTTGGCAGTATCAATCGCGAATGGACATATACTGAAAACATTTACTCTGCTGGTGCTGAACAAGTGGGCACTACCCTGCGACCTATCTATACTGTTACATCAAGAACAAACGATCAAATTACCATGGTGTTTGGCGATGGTGTGTTTAGTGAAATTCCAGTAGGCACATTCCGTGCTTATGTTCGTGCCTCAAACGGTTTACAATATATTATTAATCCTGCCGAAATGCAGGCAGTACAAATTCCAATCAGTTATATTAGCCGTGCAGGCAATCTTGAAACACTAACATTCACTTGTGGCATTACTCAACCTGTTTCAAACAGTCAAGCACGTGAAACTATTGATGCTATCAAACAACGTGCCCCTGCACGTTATTACACACAAGACCGTATGGTCAACGGTGAAGACTACAACCTCTTCCCTTACACACAATACAACTCAATTGTCAAAAGCAAGGCCCTGAATCGTGCTAGTATTGGTACAAGTCGGTATCTTGACCTTGTGGACAACACAGGCAAGTATTCCAGCACCAACAGTTTTGGCAGCGATGGCGGCTTGTGGGAACAAAATATTCTTCCCACTATCTTGTTCTCCTGGACCAATCGCAATGAGATCGCTGATTTCACTACCAATCAGGTTCAGCCGGCCATTGGTGCAAATACCATGCGTCAGTTTTACTATGAAAACTTTCCAAGAGTCACAGCCACCACATTGCCCACATATGGCGGCACAACCTGGGTCACTGGCGCAAGTTGGACACAAAGCACTACGCTGGCCAACGAAACCACAGGCTACTTTAAAAATGCAGTTTATTCAACTGCCTTTCCTACAGGCTCACCCATCCCAGTGGGCACAACCACTACCACAGCATTTAAATATGTGGCTGTGGGCAGTTTGATCAAGTTTGTTCCGCCCACTGGTTACTATTTTGATAAAAACAACAAGTTACAACAAGGCACACCAACTTCAGCAGATCAAACATTGCAAATCTGGGCCAGTCCGATCAACATCGAAGGGTCGGGCTACAACAACGGTCTTGGCAACTTGCCTTCTGGCGCAGGTCCTGTTGCACTCAACAACTTTGTGCCCACTGGCGCACTGGTTGATACTATTATTCCTTTGTTTGTTACTGACCTACCGGTGAGTATAGAACAAAGCATAGCCGAACAAATTCTGTTAAATCGAAATTTTGGTCTGGGTTACGACAACAATGGCGACATCACCGGCACACCCAGTACTTGGTATCTAATTACCAGCACCAACCTGGCACCGGATGCCGCCTGGAGCCAAACATATGCTGGCAACACAACAGGTACCAATCAGGATGCGTCATGGTTGATACAATTTGTTGTGCAAAATCAAAACTATACAGTAACCTTCCGTGGCCTAGCATACTCGTTTGGGTCTGTGTTACAAACACGTTTCTTCTACTATGACGGCGGACAAATTTATGACAGTCGTACAGGCACAGTGATCAAGGATTTTATCAATGTGCTGGCAGTGAACACACAGCCAGACTCCACAGATCATTTGTCTGGTGATATCTACATGACCATTATTGGACAACCTGTGGAAAGCGATGGCTATGTTGATGACTTCCAGGTCCTGGTAGGATACCGCGATAGCGACAACGATGGTGTACCAGACAATCCAGACTTCTTTAGCCAGATTGTTGCACCAACTGTAAACTCCACACAAAAATATATCTATCTACAAAAGACTGTGGACTTTGATAACCTACAACGTTATCTGTTGGTAGAGCCTGGTATTGTTACCAGTGACTACGGCACCCTTGACGAGATTGAATTGCAAAAAAGTGCGTGGACACCAGGTCAAGTATTTTATGCCTATGAGCAAGAGGCTTTTTATCAGTTGTCAGTAAGTTATACTGGAACAAGAACCTTGGTTGATGTCACTGACGAATGGATTGCCAGAATTGGACGTCAAAGTTTGTATTTCCAATATCGTCACAATGCACCACTTACATCTAGAATTGATCCAGGCACAACCAATATCATTGACCTGTATGTTGTGACCTTGAATTACTATACTGCTTATCAAAATTGGATACGTGATACTACAGGAACTATTATTGAGCCTGCGGTACCCACCATTGATCAATTGTCAACCGAATACCAAGGACTGCAAGACTATAAAATGTTAAGTGACAATATTATTTTGAATTCAGTGGTATTCAAACCCCTGTTTGGAATCAAAGCAGATGCCAATCTACGAGGTACCATCAAGGTCATCAGAGCCAGCGGTTCCACTGCCAGTTCGAGCGAAATCAAAACTAGTGTAGTTACGGCTATGAACACATACTTTAGTATTGACAAATGGAATTTTGGGGACACATTTTATTTCTCAGAACTAGCCGCGTACCTACATCGAGAACTTGGCACAATTATCAGTTCAGTGGTTTTGGTTCCGTTGGATTCACAAAAATTCTTTGGTGATTTGTATGAAATACGTTCAACACCAAACGAAATATTTGTCAACGGCGCTACAATCAATAATATTGAAGTAATTGAAGCATTGACGAGTACCAACTTGCGTACCGCATCTGGTAGTGGAGTTACCTTTGCTATAGGCGGCAGTAGTGCAAGTACCAGTTCAAATACTAATGGTAGCAGTGGTGGCAGTGGTGGTGGTGGTGGTTATAGTGGTGGAGGATCATATTAATGGCCAACACACGCAGTGTAGATTTTCTTCCTGAGATTTTTCAGACCGATGCCAACAAGCAATTCTTGGCGGCCACAC